ATCAGTTTCGCCTCGATCGCCTGGACGTTGGTCGCGGCTTCCTTCTTCCGCTTCTCCAGTTCCTCAGTTGCCTTGAGTTCGGCCTGCTGCCGAGCGTCAACGCCGTTTCGCAGGAACTCCTCGACCCGGGCGGCAGCGTCGAGGCGCTGCTGGAAGATGTCGCGTTGCTGGGCGACCTCGCGTTCGTAGGTCTCGCGGGTAAGGATACCGTCTCGAACCTGCTCCTGCGCCCGGGCGATGCCTTGCTGGAGTTGCTGGGCAGCGAGGGCACCAGCGTTGCCGAACTCTGCGGCCTTGTTGACGAGATCGACGATGCCCTTGTTCGTCTCTTCAAATGTCTTTGAGAAGCTCGCTGAGAAACCTTGCTCGGCTGCCTGCTGCTGCTCTTCGAGCGACGCCTGCAACTGGTCAATCTGAGCCCGGCGACTCAGGGCTGCGTCAGTCCGCGCCGCGTCTTGGGCATCGCGGGCGGAATCGATTTCGCCTTGAACTCGGACTTGCTCTCGCTCCAGGGCAGCCAAGTCTTCGGCGATCTTTTGCTGTGCGTCGTTCGTCTTCAAGAGGTTGTCGATTCTCTTGCTGTCCTCGTCGGCTTGCTTCGTGGCAGCCTCGGCCGCATCTTGCCGCAGTGTGACCTCCTGGTCGATCGCCGTGTTGACGAACCGCTGGGCTTCCTCGATTCGCTTGATCTCCTCTTCAGTCATGTTCAGCGGATCGACCACCGAAGCGACCACCGCCTCAAACTGCCGCATCGCGTCAGTGATCCGGCTGCTCTCGACCGTGATGCCGTTAAAGAATGAGTCGAAGCGATCGCGAGTCTCTTCGATGTTTGTCTCGATCTGGAACTGCGGAGAACGCTCACGTTCAACCCGCGCCCGCAATGATTGCATGAACGTGGTTGCGGCCCCGGTCGCTGCCGCCTCTTGCTCCGCGGCGTTTCCAAAAACGGCCTGCGTGGTGCCGTCGATGATTTGTTGCCCGGCTGCCTCAAGTTCGGCAAGGTTTTGCTGGAGTTGATCGTTGGCGTTCGTTTGCAGATCCCGCCCAAAGTTTTCGAGGTCGGTGCTGACGTAACTGCCAATGCCTTCAAGCACTTTGCCCAAGGCAACCGCGATGCCGTTTCCAATGATTTGGAACGTGTTAAAGATTGCCTTGAACGTGCCGCTCAAGGCATCAAGCACGCCGGTCACAGTCGTGAACGCGTTCCCCGCGGTTTCCAGTTGAACCGAGAATCCAGCGAACGATCCGACGAACTCATCGAAGATGCCGGCAAAATACTCGGCCCCTTGAAGCAGCACGTCGGTGATCGCGTTGGCGATGCCCCCGCCACCCGTGCCGGCGGCTCCGTCGAACGCTTCGACAAACTTCAGGAACTCTTCGGTCACTGACGTGACCGCTGGGGCCAGGTTGCCAATCACTTGCCCGACGATGCCGTTGACGGTCGCCCCCACGAGATCGAAGGCGTCGTTCATACTTGTGACGTTGTCGATCTGCGTCTGATCCACGATCACGCCGAGCCGATCCGCACGATCGCGGAGCTCATCAAGGCTCGCTGCTCCATCGCGGAACAGCGGAGCCAGTGCTGCACCCTGCTTGCCAAAGACTTCGACAGATGCGGCAGCACGGTCGGCAGCCGTTGGCAGTTGAGAAATCGCCTGCCCTATTGACGAGAACTGTTGCTCTGGGGCAAGTGCCCGCAACTCCGCGACCGACAGCCCGATCCCGCGGAGCGACTTGTCGAACGCGTCGCCCGGGTTCGCCTTGCCGATGTTCACGCCCAGTTTCTGGACCGCCGACCCGAACGCCTCGGTGTCTACGCCGGCCAACTTTGCCGCAAGCGAGTAGCCTTGGAGAGCTTCGACGTTTATGCCTGTTCGCTGCGAGAAATCATCCAGCGTGTTCAGCGAGGCGTTCACCGAAGTCACGAGCGATGTGATTTGACTCGTCGCGCTCGTGAACGCGTTGCTCAACAGTTGGAACCCATCGACCAGCACGCGACCGATCTCAATGGCGGCGAGCACCGAGACCTTTTTGTTGAGACTGTCGATGCTCTTATCGGTGTTCGTGGCCGACTTGCCGACGTTGTCGAGGTCGCTTTTCGCGCGGGCCGCTGCCCGGTTGAACTGCTCCTGGGAAAGCCGCCCGGCCTCAAGGTGCCCGCTGAGTTCCTGCACCTGTTGATCGTACCGCTCTTGCGGCGTGAGGTTGGCCTGGATGATGCGGGCCGCAGAGGCGAGGGCCGACGCGCGAGCCTGTTCCGCCTTGGCTGCCGCTGCGTTTGCGCCGCTGGCTTCAGCAGACGCGCGAGCGTATGTATCCTCCGAGATTGCGCCGGCCTCAAGAAGATTCGACAGGCGTTGCAGCGTCTCCGCTCGCCGGTCTTCTTCTGTTCGATACTGCTCGGTGACACGGGCACCTTCCGCGAACGTGTCCGCAAGGGCGGCAGCCTCGGCACGAATCGCCGCGAAGCCGTCGGCGAACTGCTGCCCGTTGATTGCCCTGTCTTCAAGGGCTCGCGTCAGCGCGTCAATCTCTGCCTGAAACCGCTGCTGCACTTCTGCCGCAGCGGCGCTCGATTGAGAGAATCTGTCGAAAACGCCAGTGACTTTCGCCGCCTCGCGGTCGAGCCCCTGCAACGCTTTCTCGACGGTCGTGAGTTGGCGCGGGACGCCGCTCGCGTCCGCGTTGATCTTCAGCGCTAGCCCGAGGATCGTCGCCATCTCACTCCGCTCCGAGTTGCTGCATCAAGTCCATGAGGACGTCGCGGGCTTGAACCTCATGCTGCGGTGCCGGCTCGATCGGAATGAAGTCTGAAGGCTTCGGGGCTTTCCCTTTCGGCGCGTGCGGCGCGAGTAACGCCGACACGATCAAGCCCGTCTCTGCCCAAGGGTTTCCGATCGCTTCGTAGTACCGCGTATAAGCCATCCACTCCGCGAGTTCTTGTGAATCCATTCGTCGTGCTAGTTCACCGACCGTCATCTTTAGGTGTCCCGCCAGCCGGAACATGAACCGACGAACTGGCGAGACGTTTAGCCTTTTCCCAACTCTTCGACATCCGCCTCCGACATTGCGTTGTGGCGGATCGCCGCGTCGAACAGGCGAGCCATCACCGCGCCGCTCTTCTGGCCGAGCTTCTCGATTTGCTCCTTCGTGAAGAGGAGTTCCCCCTTCTCGTCGCACAGGAGCCGCACGAGGTACTCGGTGCGGAAGTTCGCCACGCCGCTGTCTTTCTTGCCGATCCACATCCGCTCGTAGGCGTCGCGTTCTGCCACGCTCATCACGCGAATGAACACGCTGCCGTTCCATTCCTTGACCTTGACCTCTTTCAGCCCAAGGTCGTCAGCCGCGAGAATCTGATCTGCTGTCAGTGCCATCTATTGCCTCACGAGTTTGAAAGTTGCGCCGTACCGGGCGATGTCGTTCACCCGACCCGTCAACGTGAGCGTCTGGCAGATCGCCTTGTGGGTCAGAGTGAGCCCGCCGCCAGACAACTGGAGCGTGCTCTGAATCCCACAATTCGTAATGCCGATGCCCGCGGTGGCTAGGCACTTGATAGAGATAACGCCTGCGTCAACTGCAAACGTCGAATCGCGCCCGAGCGGGAGGCTGCCGCCGATGGTGGCGTCGATCTCGGTGACTTCACCGAGAGTGACGCTGTTCCAGATTGCGCTAACGCCCGTGCAATAAGTTGCCATGACGGGCCTCCGTCATGGCAACTAGACGCGGGCGACCCGGAGTGTGGCTTGACCACGGATCGCGTCGTTCAGGGCGAGCGTCAGCGTCGAGGCGTTCACCGTGTAGGCAAGGGCTGAGAACGAGCCGACCGCCGTCCCACCCACCGTGATCGTGCACGTGCCGGTCGAAGCGTCGGCGATCACCACGTTGCCGAGGTAGTCGAATTGCACCGTGCGGCCAGTGTCGCTCGTCGAGCCCTGGAGCGGTCGGTCGATCGTGGCGATAGCGTTGCCGGCCGAGAGCCCGAGGTGGCTGATGTCGATCTTCTCGGCGTCAGCCTGGGGGTCGGTGTTCGAAATCACAATGTTCGTCGCCGAGTAGACCACGTTGCCGAGTCGAATGACGGTTCCGGTTCCGCTGTGCGGGGTGGTGGGCATTTTTTATTTCTCCTGCCAGAGGATCGAATAAGTTTGGGAAACCGAGTAAAGCGGTGGTGCCTCGCCGCCGGCGAGTTGGGCGAACCCGTCTGCCTCGTTGTCGAGCGACGTGTTCTCCACTATTACCGATTCTGGCGACGTGCCCCCGTACCCATCCAGCGCCAGCCGGCACTTGTCGGCCAGATCCCTTACTGCCTCGTAACTCTCCGCGTAGAGGTCGAGGGCGAGGATCACGGTGGTCACGCCCGTCGGGCCGGATAGGCTCTGGGAACGCTGTACGGCACTGCGGCGGTAGGTGGCAAACGGCACCGCCGCGGAGGCGGGGGCGATCACCGGGAAGATCCGGG